ATCGTGCCCCGCAAGAACGCCAAGAGCACCATCGCCGCCGTGATCGGCAACTACATGCTCGCGCTCGACGACGAGTTCGGTGCCGAGGTCTACAGCGGCGCCACCAGCCTCAAGCAGGCCATGGAAGTGTTCAAGCCCGCGCGCCTGATGGCCAGCGGCAAGATCGGTGGCGAGTTCCGCGCTCGCTTCGGCGTACTGGTGAACGTCAGCAACCTGGCCGTGGTGGAGACCAACAGCAAGTTCGAGCCCGTCATTGGCAAGCCCGGCGACGGCGCCTCGCCCAGCTGCGCCATCGTGGACGAGTACCACGAGCACCAGACCTCGGAGCTGTACGACACCATGAAGACCGGCATGGGCGCCCGCTCGCAGCCACTGCTGCTGGTGATCACCACGGCGGGCTCCAACATCGGCGGCCCGTGCTACGTGCACCAGGTGGCGCTGCAGAAGATCCTCGAAGGTGTCATCGTTGACGAGCGGCGCTTCGGCATCGTCTACACCGTCGACCAGGGCGACGACTGGACCGACGTCAATTCACTCATCAAGGCCAACCCCAACTACGGCGTCAGCGTCGACGCCGAGTTCCTGCAGGCCCAGCTGGCAGACGCGCTCAGCAACCCGCGCAAGCAGGCCGTCTTCAAGACCAAGCACCTCAACATCTGGGTCAATGCTGCATCGCCCTGGCTCAACCTGCAGAACTTCCAGGACTGCGGAGACGCCTCGCTCTCGCTGGAGCAGTTCTTGGGCGAGCCCGCCTGGATCGGCCTCGACCTGGCCAGCAAGGTCGACATCGCCAGCAAGGCCCTCATCTTCAAGCGCGAGATCGATGGCGAGCCGCACTACTACCTGTTCACGCGCAACTACCTGCCTGCAGCCGCCGTCGAGAAGGTGGAGAACGAGCACTACCAAGGCTGGGTCGAGACCGGCGATCTCGTGAAGACGCCCGGCAACATGATCGATCTCAACCAGATCAAGGAAGACGCCATGGCCGACGCGGAGCGGCACCTGGTTGTCGAGATCGTCATGGACCCTTGGGGTTCGCGCGAGATCGCGCCCGCCCTGCAGCAAGACGGCTTCACCGTGGTGGATCTGCCGATGACCACCCGCAACCTCTCCGAGCCTATGAAGCTCATCGAGGCGCTGGTGGACGCCGGGCGTTTCCACCACGACGACAACCCCGCCACCGTCTGGATGTTCTCCAACGTCGAGGTAGAGCCCGACCGTAACGAGAACATCTTCCCGCGCAAGTCCAGCGCCGAGAAGAAGATCGACGCGGCGGTGGCCACCATCATCGCGGTGGCGCGGGCCATGGCAGGCGAGGGCGAGAAGCCTCCGGTTCCTCAAATCATCAACCTGGGCTTCTGACCGTGAGCGAACTCATCACCCTGCAGGGCCACTGGTCGGCTAAGCCGCCTGCCGTGCAGGCGCTCGGCGAAAACGCCGTCAGCACCAACCTCAACTACCAGGAGCTGCTCAGCGCCATCGGCGGTGCCGGCATGTCAGCGTCCGGCGTGGCCGTCACCGAAGCCAGCGCCATGCGGGTTTCGGCTGTCTATGCCTGTGTGTCGCGCATTGCCGGTGCCATCGCCACGCTGCCCCTGGGCATCTTCGAACGCATGGGCGCCGACCGCCAGCAAGTCGAGCACGACTACCACTGGATGCTCAACGAGCGCGCCAACGAGGACATGTCCAGCGCCGATGCCTGGACCTACCTCATCAGCTCCAAGCTGTTCCATGGCGACGGCTTTGCCGAGCTGCTGCGACCGTCGGTGGTCAGCTCCCGTGTCATCGGCTGGAAGCCCCACCACCCGCTGCGCGTGCATCCCTTCAGGGATAGCACGACGGGCCGCAAGTACTTCCGCGTGCAGCCCGAGATCGGCGCCGCCTACGTGCTCGACCAGGCCGACATGATCCAGCTGCCCAGCCTGGGCTACGACGGGCTCACCAGCCCCAGTCCCATCACCTACGCGGCGCGCGAGGCCATCGGCACGGCGCTGGCCGCACAGTCCTTCGCTGGCCGGTTCTTCTCCGAAGGTGCGGTGTTCGACTACGCACTGAAGACCGACAGCACGCTCGACAAGACCCAGCTCGAGAATCTCAAGGAAACGCTGCTGTCTCGCACGCGCGGCTCGCGCGCACCGCTCATCCTCACCGGCGGCCTGCAGCCGGCTCAGCTCACCATCAACCCCAAAGACGCCGAGATCCTCGCCACGCGCCTCTTCAGCGTTGAGGAGATCTGCCGCATCTTCGGCGTGCCGCCGCACCTCGTGGGCCACACCGAGAAGACCAGCAGCTGGGGCACCGGCATGGAGGCCCAGGGTGCCAACTTCGTGCGCTACACCCTGATGCCCCACCTGGTGCAGATCGCGCAGGAGCTCAACCACAAGCTCTGGCCCACCCGCGCGCGCTACTTCCTCGAGCACATCACCGCGGCCCTGCAGCGCGGCGACATGAAGAGCCGCTTCGAGGCCTATCGCATTGCCTTGGGCCGAGCTGGAGAAGAGCCCTTCATGGACGCCGAGGAGATCCGCCGCGCCGAGAACCTCGCGCCCAAGGAACTCCATCGCACCACCTTGCCGCCCGGCGCCACCAGCACGCCCGAGCCGGCCGACCCTGCTGATCCCCAAGATCCCGCCACCGGAGCCTCCGATGCGAACTAACCGTCTCTTCCAGCTGCTGGCCGACAACCGCCGGCCCTTCACGCCCATCGAGCAGCGCCTGCACGCCGCGGCCGACGGTGGCGATACCACCACCCTCTACTTCTACGATCCCATCGTCGGCGATCGCGTCATGGCCGAATGGTGGGGCGGCATCTGCCCGCAGGACTTCGTGCCCGCGCTGGCCGCGATCAAGACGCCCAAGATCGACCTGCGCGTCAACTGCCCTGGCGGCGACATCTTCGCGGCCGAGGCCATGTGCCAGGCACTTCGCGAGCACCCGGCCACCATCACCGCGCACATCGAGGGCGTGGCCGCCAGTGCTGCCACCAGCATCACCTGCGCCTGTGACGAAGTGCTGATCACGCCCTCGTCCAAATTCATGATCCACGAGAGCTGGAGCTTTGCCATCGGCAACAAGCGCGACATGCAGGCCATGCACGATCTGCTCGCCAGCTGCGATGACAGCATGCTGGCCGAATACCAGCGCCGCACCGGGCAAGACCTGGCGCAGCTGGTCGCCTGGGTCGAGGCCGAGACCTGGTTCAAGGCCGAGGATGCTGTCAAGTACGGCTTCGCCGACGCCATCAAAGAGCCCGCCAAGAAGGCCGCCAGCGCAGAGGGCGCCGCCGCGCCCCAAGCCTGGGACCTCAGCGCCTACCTCGCGCGCCCGGTGCAAACGCATGCACCGGCACCGCCGCCTGCGCCGCCTGCCCAGGCCACCGAAGACCACCGCGCCCGCCAGGCCCAGCGCCTGCGCACCCTGGCGCTTGCCCAGATCGTCTAGCGCTCTCGCGCACAACGAAGCCAGGCCTCCCTCGGGAGGCATTTTTCTTGCCCATCCTGAAAGGAAACACCATGAGCAAACTCGCTCAACTGCGCGAGGCCCGCACCGCCAAGGCCCAAGCTGCCCAGACCCTGAACAACCAGTTCCCGGCCGATCAGCGCATGCCTGCAGCCGAGGCGTCCAAGCTGGACGTCCTGCTGGCCGAGATCGAAGCCATCGACGAAGAGATCGGCCGCGAGACGCGCCTGGCCAAGCTCGCCGCCGAGCAGACCGACAGCCTGCTGAACCGCACCCGCGACGATGCCACGCGCGACCCCTCCAAGCACAGCGAGAACAGCAAGGCCCTGCGCGCCTACCTCATGGGCGGCATCGCCGGCCTCTCCGACCAGCAGCGCACCGAGCTGCAGGCGCGCCAGACGCCCGAGATCCGCGCGGCCATGAGCACCACCACCAACGCGGAAGGCGGCTATACCGTCGCCACCGAGTACGTGCGCACGCTGGAGGAGGCCATGAAGGCCTACGGCGGCATGCTGGAGGTGTGCAGCGTCATCCGCACCGCCAGTGGCGCGGCCATCCCGTTCCCCACGGCGGACGCCACCGCGGAAGAGGGCGAGATCGTGGCTCAGAACGGGCCCGCGAACGGACTCGATACCACCTTCGGCACCGTGTCGCTGGACGTGTACCGCTACTCGTCCAAGAAGATCGCGCTGCCCTGGGAGCTGCTGCAGGACAGCTTCCTGGACATCGAGGCCTACATCCAGGGCCTGCTGGCCGTGCGCCTGGGTCGCATCGTCAACAAGCACTACACCATCGGCACCGGCAGCGGCCAGCCGCGCGGCGTGGTCACCGGCGCGGCGCTGGGCAAGACCGGCACCACCGGCCAGACCGCCACCGTCACCTACGACGACCTGGTCGACCTGGAGCACAGCATCAACCGCGCCTACCGCGCCTCGGCCAAGTTCGGCTTCATGATGGCCGACAGCTCGCTCAAGGTGGTCCGCAAGATCAAGGACGGCAACCAGCGCCCGATCTTCGTGCCTGGCTATGAGCAGGGCAACCCTGGCGGCGCACCCGATCGCCTGCTCAACCGCACGGTCACCATCAACGACGACGTGCCCGCCATGGCCGCCAACGCCAAGTCCATCCTGTGCGGGGATTTCGGCAAGTACATCGCGCGCCGCGTGATGGACCTGACGCTGTTCCGCATGACCGACAGCGCCTTCACGCTGAACGGCCAGGTCGGCTTCGTGGCCTTCCAGCGCATCGGCGGCAACCTGGTCGATGCCGGCGGTGCTGTGAAGTACTACGCCAACTCGGCCACCTGACGCCAGCGAGGCCGCGCCACTGCGGCGCGGCCTCCTCGATCAAACACCTCACACCAAGGAACACCACCATGGCCAAACTCATTGCCGCGCTCGTCCTCGTGGACATTGCGGCGCATCAGCTGAAGGCAGGCACCCTGCTCGAAGCCACGCCCGAAACCATCAAGGCGCTCCAGCAGGCGGGCGAAGTGGACCCCCACAAAGACGCCGTGGCCCACGCCCGTGCCGCCGGCCTGCCCGTCGTGCGCAGCGCCATCGAGGCGGCTGCCGAGGCCCTCGAGAACCAGCGCCAGGGCCTGCTGCTCGAAATCGCCCAGCTGGAGCAGGTGCACGCCACCGCCAGCGACGACACCAAGCCCGCCGTCGAGCAGCAGATCGCTGCCAAGCGCAAGGAACTCGACGCGCTGGCCTGACCGGACCCAGCCGCTATGCGCCCCACCACGCTGCCGTGGGCGCATGCGCATGAGCCCAAGAAAGGACGCTGAACACCATGACAAACGCCGTCTTCCCCAAGGCCAAAGAGGCCATGCTGAACATGCTGATGGCCACGGGCGCAGCCAAGGTCCAGCTGATTGATCTGGCTGCGTACACCTACAGCGCTGCGCATGCCTTCCTGGCTGACATCCCGGCAGGCGCCCGCGTCGGCGCTCCGGTGGCGCTGGCCAGCATCACCACCACCGATGGTGTCTTTGATGCAGCCGACCAGGTGTACGCCGGCCTGGTCGGTATCCCGTCCACCGAGGCCGCGGTGTTCTTCGTGGACACCGGCGACGAGGCCACGAGCCGCCTCTTCTACTACCTCGACACGGCCACCGGCCTGCCCATCGCCGCCGGCTCCACCGGCGGCACGCTCGCCTTCAGCAACGGCGCCAACAAGATCTTCAAGCTCTGAGCGCGCAGCTCAGCCAACCAGCCCACCCCCACCCTACATCCGAGAGGAACACCATGGGAAACGTCTACAACGCCACCATCCGCAACGCCCGCATGTCCGCCGTGGTCACCGAGGCCGGCTCGGGCGCCATCATCCGCGCCTACAACGGCACGCGCCCGGCCAGCGGCGGCGCGCTGTCTGGCAACACGCTGATCGGCCAGCTCACCTGTGCGGCCACCTTGGGCACCGTCTCGGCAGGCGTCCTGACATTTGGCGCCATCACCGGCGACGCCAGCGCCGACAACTCCGGCACGCCCACCTTCCTGCGCGTCTTCAAGAGCGACGGCAGCACGTTCGTGGCCGATTTTGATTGCCCCGGCTTCCCGGCTTGCACGGCGGGCCAGCCCATCGACATCACGAGTTGGACGGTCACTGAAGGCAACGCGACCTAAGGCGCCGAAGCGGGCACAGCCATGACGCAATACGCCTACCAACCCCAGCTGGCTGACGTCGACACGACGCCGGCAGACTGGACCCTGACCTGGGACACCACCGATGGCCCCTGGCTGGTCAAGGACGACGGCACCGGGGTCGCCTGTTTCCGGCCTGCCGTCACGCCTGGCCACCCCGGCTTTCTGTGGACCGGGGCCAGCGGCCCCGGCATGGTGGCCGACTGCCAGATCTACATCAAGGTCAGCAAGAAGGTCAGCTCCAACAACGCCTTCGCGGTGGCGCGCGGTCAGCTCATCCCGCAAGCCTCCGGCCCTGCGCAAGGCTACTTCGCCGGCATGGAGTGGTTTGGTAGCTCGGGCTACGGCCAGCGCATTCGCCGCCCGCCCACCAGCACCAGTACCTCCATCCCCATCACGCTGGCATCCGCCGCCTCGGCCTACAAGGACTTCACCAAGAAGACCCACATCTTGATGACGGTCTCCGGCAGCACCATCACGGTGAAAACCTGGGACGAGGGCCAGAACGAGGCCACACAGGCCGAGACGCTGACCTACAACGCGGCCACCGAGTGGCCAGCGGCTGGATATGTCGGCTTCACAACCTGGGAAGGTTCCAGCGTTGCCGGCTCGGAAACGCGCTTCTACTTTATCGGCGTGGGCACCGGCGGCGATGCCGCACCGCGCAGCCTGCCCACGCCCACCGCCACGCTCGCGCTCACCGATGCGGGTGACACTGCCGCCATTGCTGCCACCTCGCCGGTGATGGCCGTCCTGGCGCGTATCGACGCGGGCGACCTGGCCACCATCCTGGGGCGCACGCCGGTGCTCGCGGCGCTGGCGCGCACCGATGCGGCTGATGTGGCCGCCATCGTGGGCCGCATCGGCTCGGCCATCCGTCTGCAGTTCGGCATCACCAAGGAACGTGGCGCCGAGTACGCATCCGCTACCGGCCTGCGTTATGTGGTGTTCAACGCTGCCCTGAATGCGGCCGTGGCAGCGGGCTCCAACCTGAGCACCGATGCCGGCGGTGTGGTAACGCTGGACCTCAACGGCACGGCCTACAACCCTGGTGACTATGTGCCGGTGCTTGTCACCGAGTACAACGCTGCGCTCGCGCCGCAAGCGCGGGTGGTGCGCACCATGTTCGGCTTCATCCCAGCCACCGCAGCGCCATGACCTTCACGCTCGCACTCACCCAGGCGCCGCACGCGAGCTTTCGCAACGGCGGCTATGGCGCCGACGCCCGCCAGTATTGGGCGCGGCCCACGCAGCACCAGCCCAACGGCCCGCGCATCGAAGGCGTGGCCGGCAGCCTGGCGCCGGGTGGGTTTGCACCCATCCTGGTGGACAACACCGGCGATGTGTTCCTCGTCCTGGTAGGCGACCGCTACCAGAAGTATTCGACGCTGGACTACACGCCCAAATGCACCTGGGACGAGGCCACGCGCCAGATCATCATGGGTGGCTTCCGCGAACGCCACAAGGCCATCGCGTTCAGCGACTTGACCGGCGACTGGCGCGAGATCGATCAGCCGCCGTGGTTGGCAAAATACACCGGGACGGGGCACTTCTACGGCACCATCGAGCCCGACTCCTCCGGCAACGTCTACTGGAAGACGGCCAGGTACAACCCCGCTACGGAGGAGTGGACGCAGATCTCCGCGCCCGTCACCCCCAACGGCAGCAACGGCAGCAACTATGCATGGCTGGCCCATGCCAACCGCCTGGGCTGGACGGTAGGTGACGCCCAGCAGTGGCAGACCTACAACCCCGACACCGACGCCTGGGTACTCAAGGCCAGCTCGATCGGCAGCAGCCAGCATGCCGTGGTGGCCTACCACCCGGTGCACCACAAGGTGCTGATGGTCGGCGGCACCTACACGCCCACCACCGCCATCCTGATCGATGAGAACGGCACGCACACCCAGGTGTCCGACTGCCCTGGCCAGCCCAAGATGTCCACCGGCGGCTGGGCCGCAGCGCACAAGGATGGCTGCTGGATCATTCGCACCACCGACCCCACGCCCAAGGCCTATGCGTACTGGCCCGACACCGACACCTGGCAAGACCTGGGCGCCGCGCCCGATGCGGCGCTGATCTACTCCACCGCCGCGGTGGACTACCTGCGCGCCCGCGTCTACATCGTGGCCACCACCGGGCTCTACGTGTGGCAGATGCCGGCGTTCTCGGGCTCGGCCGCCTTCATCAACCGCGTGGATGCCGGCGATGTGGCCGTCATCGTCGGCACGGCCCCCGTGATGGCGATCCTGGCCCGTA